GCTCTTGGCATACCAAGTAGCAGCACTCTCCATATTCAGCAATGAAACTGTAAACCTATATTGTCTCTTTGGGTCGCGGCGATCTGGGAGGCCGTGCCCGACGAGAGAATCTGTCCAAAAATTATAATCACCAGCAGGCATTTATCGGTTCTCCTTTAAAGCTCTCAACATTAAATAGTGGCGCAAAAGATAATTTACTATTAATCATCAAAAGAAGCGCCGGTTCTTGTAATAATAAAGTCAATCGCAATGAACTCAATTGATCTAGCAGGTTTAAGGAAGATTTTGGCGTACAAGATGTTTCTATCGATAAGGTCCGGAGTAGTTGTCGTCTCGTCAAGAATGATCTTATAGGATGTGATGCCGAGGGAAGATTTAACTGACGACAGGAAGCCATCGGTCTGTGCCTTAAACCTATCCCAAGTAACTTCAACATTCTGGTCAAACAAGATTCGCGAGGAGATCTTAGAAATCCCTTTCTTAACATAGATCATCATTCTGCGGACGTTAATCCTATCCAAAGCAGATGGCGTCATCTGAAGCGTCTTCTGGCCGAAGACTACGATGCCCTCATTCGGGAACTGTGCGATTGGGTTAATATTCGCCGCATAGAGACGATCCCTGTCCTTAGAAACAACTCTTTCAGTAACGCGGGAGACGCGCATGCCAGCCGTTTGAGGGTCACTAAGACCACCTCTGTTGAAACCAGCGGGGGCGAACCAAACTGCCGACTTGGCATCTGAGCTTGCGAACGTTCCTAGGGCCACAACGGAAGGCGGCACCCAGACACGCTGACGATTAATCGGATCCTGAATCTGGACCCACGGATAGTAGGCGCAGGCATAGCTTGAATTGATGTCGCGGTTCGTAAGAGAACTAACCGCCGAAGTTACTGACCCCAGCCGACTCTTAAACGATGTCGTGGCTTCGGTTCTTGGGGTATATACATTTTCAATATCAATAATTGCCAGAGCATCTGACCTCTCTTCGACAACATCAATTAACTTCTGTGTTAGTCCCTTGTTGGTGACGCCGGGCATTGTCAGAATATTGCCGGGGGCTGCCTCTGGGTCTGCGACTGCTTCAATTGCGCGGTCCAGCGTATGATATGCGTACCAATTCGTGACGGTCTTGCCAGACAAGTCCGTGTTGTTAAATGGCTCAGCCTCGCGGATGTCAAACCCATCGTGGCCGCCGTAGAATGCAGCAGTGAACTTATTGACCGCCGGGATGGCAGCAGACCCTGTGGGACGGATAAGCTCTTTGTAGCCACCGCTTAGCGCAGTTACCGAGGTACCAGCGGCGCGTGAACCCGAAACCCAGAAGGGCAAAACATCGTCGCCATTGTTGGGGCCAATTTTGATATCGTCAAGCGAGAACATCCAAGAGTACTCTGTATTGGTGGGTGGGCCAGAAATTGAATCAAATCTAGAGTCTTCAGAGGCCCCAGCAACGAAGGCTGTGCCCCTCAGATAATCGCCATAGCCGGGGTCAAATCTAGCCGAATAGTTGGTAGGAGTTCCGGTGTCGCTGAGATCGAAACCAATATCGGTACTGAGGCCGAAATATGCCTTTTCGTAACCGGTTTTCGAGTCGTAGCCGCCCTCGGATGCCGACATTCTTGTACGAGTGGCCGGGTAACGATAGGAGCCAGTGAACTCGTGTTCATCAGCGACTCCGCCTTGGCTGTATACATTCAACAGCGCGGCTGATGTGCCGTCGACACTCCCGCCATCAGCATCAAATGTTCTCTGTCGAATCGACATCAACTCAAGCCAAGCGCTCCGATAGCTGCCTGCGGCGCCGAGGGTGGTGACCGCGGTGGCGGTACCAAATGCTCCGGGGATAACTGACCCCGAGCAAAGCGAAAATCCAAGTGGGCGAGGGGGCCCGAAAACACCGAAGGGAAGAAGTTCAGGATCGGTGAGAGCATTATCAATATCAGGGTTAACCTCTACGCGCACGAACTCAGAACGATTTGCATAGTTCCCATATTGGCGGTTAACTTTATGATTATTGTCCCACGCGGTATATACGTCACCAATCTGTCTGGCAATATAATTTGTCGCATCGGGGTTGAGAGTGACCTGCGAATATCTCTCTAAGATCTGGGGTCTCTTATCAGTGTCCTGCGCTGAGCGGAGAAGTACGTCAAAGGTGCCATATGGGTCGGCACTCGTGTTAGACGCCCGAAGGTTGGCAATAGAAACCTTAATATTGTTCTGAATCCACTCTCCGTGATTTAAGCCGTGAAAACGGAAAAGTTTAGTCATGTTCTTCGCGTCGTAAGAAGCATAAGTCGTTGACATATCCTGCGAGAAGAACCACGGGGTTCGAGCATTGACGAAAGAGGCCTGTCGCTCATCCCAGCTAACCGAGCCGGACTCGATGGCGGCAATAAACCCAAACTGCTCTCCGACACCACCAGTGACTTGGTTATTTACAAAAGTAGTGTAGGTTTCACCAAGCCAGTAAGTGTTTTCGCCTTGGCTGAGACCTGTGCTGTCGACATACGACGAGTTCGTCATCATCGGATTAGTGTTGAACCGCTTGCGAATATAATATTCACTATCTCTATCAAAGTTAAATGCTGTCTTATATGCAACGAGCCCAGCAGAATCGTGAATTTGCGCCGTGAATTGTTTTTTGCCGGAGCCGGCCGCGGTCTCAGAATTGAAAAGAGCGGCGGAACCGGTGAATGTCGAATCATCTGATGCGCGGAGGTTGCCAGACAGTGTGATAGAGTTGCCCGCCTCTAAGTACCAAATGGCAGCCAAAGAGCCGGTGTTTGCAGCAGTGGCCGCGGGCGAGCGGCCGGTGGAGCCAGTGCGATCAATCAGGAAAAGCCCATAGGCGCCGCCATTATCAGCAGCAGTAGTGGAAGGCGTACCAGTGTTCTTCCAGCCGGCCTTGCCGGCACTGGTGGCCGAAGAATTTTCTTCGCCCAAAAGCCTGAGGAATGTGACCGGGGCTGTCTCCGAGGCCAACCATGCCCGGGCAGCATAAGCAGCATAAGTGGGCCCAGCAAGGTTGCCTTCGCGCCATACATCTTCATTTTCGCCGCCGGCGACGGGGGTGCCGAAGACTCTCACAAACTCTTCGAACGAACTCACCTTGTAGGGGACCATCGCGGGGCCCTTGCGAGAACGGCCAATAATTATGGGGCCGTCGGCTGTTGGTGCGGCCGGAAGCTGCGAATTATCTATTTCATTAAGGAAAATGCCGGGTGAGACAAATTTAAACTTCTTGGATGACATTAATGGGCTCTCCTAAAATTGTTGTCTATATCTATAACAACTCGTTTCATAATAAATAGTAAATTAAACTCGTAAAGGACAAATTACTCGCGATAAAGGCCCTTCTTCAGAAGCGCTGATCGGGGTCGGGGGTGACCGAAGGTTTCAAGCTCATCCTGAGTCATGGCCCTTTCTCTCGGGAACTTGAATTCGACAGCATTCTCGCGGAACACTACTTTGGGTCTTTCTGCGTTGGCGCCTTCGCCTATTAAATAACCAAGTATCTTTATATCCATCTTGGTGTTGTACGTTCTTTCCTCCTCCCCCAAAGAGGAAACATTTGAACCTTGAGCAAAGTTGCCTTGTATAAATCCTTCAAACTTATGGCCTTCTTCGTGAATAAAGAAGTTATCTATTTGGCCCGTCTTAGTAATAAAGGGCGTCAATATTTCATTTACCTGTTGTTGGTATTCAGTTTTGACTCCGACAGAGTACATAACATTTATATAAGTCGGCATCTGTGTAGTGATTGTATTATAAACAATCTTATTACTTGATGTTTTAAAGTTCTGCTGTCCGTGCCCCACAGTTGGCTTGCCAATTGCGCCGTGTTTTCGCGCGGCATCAGCATTCAGGAAATTTGAAGTCTTCTCCTGATTAATTGTCCTCGCTATTGTAATCGCGCCGCCCTTCGCGTCGTTCTTGGGAGGTAAGTGGGCCCAAGCAACCCCCTTAGAGGCCGGGTCCTTCACAATAGAGGTTCTTTCCAGCGTTATCAGGGGAAGCTTTAAAATCCCTTTTGAATCTCTTAAGTCTTTATCATTTTTTATCTGAAAGGCTCGTTCGGCAGAGACCCAAATAACAGGTACCTTCTTCCACCCCTTGTTGGTGGTAGAAAAAATATTTAATTCTTCATCGAGCCATCGATAAAACGCCTTGTCAATAGTCTCAATTGTAGAGGGCATAATAGATATTTCTTTTATTCTAGCTGGCATCAAACAATCCCTCCCTCGACTTGATACATGTGGCGGCTATTTCCATTTTATGGGCTATCTGGCCGAAGATCTGCCTAGGCTCTGACAAAGACACAATCTCGTAATGAATATCGCCGTATAAAACAAAATCGCCCTCGCGAACATACAGATCCTGATCCTCTGTCAGTCGGCGTTTGTGAAAATGTACAGTTATTCGTGATGTTTTATCTAAACCAATATCGGTACCGTATTCGGTCTGTATTCCGCCCCAGTCCAC